ATTCCTATCAGTTGAAAAATTCGCGGACAAAACTAAACTAACAGGGCATGTACATTACTAATGATTAGTGATATTATATAATCGTAAAGAGGAAGGAAAACCTCACAAGCCAGAAAGGGGAATTATGATATGGCATATCTCGGACGCCGTGCTATTAACCAGCTGAACCACGACAGCATTTATGATACTGCCCGCTATCGCTATTTTATGGAGGAAGATTCTGTGGTAAGAATCCGTCGTGAGTACCTCGACACAACGGTTGCTTTATCGAATAAAAGCAGTAGCAATCCGAACGGCTGGGAACAGGTTGAAATCCGTGTAAAGAGATTATATAAAGGGAGGAAGCCAGATGAACGCTAATTATGTGCTTATTCGGTACGATGCCGATGGAAGAGAAATCGAAAGAAATGACGAAAGCGGTATCAAACGGTTTGAATTTTATTCGCTCACAGTCGCAATGATGTCGATGGAAATCGCCACAAGCATTTCTAAGCGTACGCAGTGCGCGAAGCTCTATCGCCGCCGCCGTGCCGGTGGGTATCGCTGGGTTGCAACTCGTTTTCGTGGGGGCGCGCATCTCACAGCATGGGGTGAATAAAGGGAGGGCAATGCCCTCCCTTTATTGTTACACACCAACTGCAATCCAGTCTACGGCGAACTGCTCATGCGTCGATGTACCGGAAAGCCTGATTTTTGCTGAACTTGTAGTTTTGGCGAAAATTAACTGACTGCGTGTTACACTATCTGCAACAGCCCCAGTGTTTGCATAAGTCGCAACCACGGTCGGAATTTCGGTAAATCCCGCCGACTGATAATCAATAATGGTGTCTTGGTCTTGGTATGCAAGCACGTGTCCCCTCGCAATTTTTGGCATATTCTGGAATTTGGCTATAGCTGTTTCCAAATCGGTTAGCCGGGAATTGATAGAACCCTTGTCTGTTGGGTAGTCCGAAGTACCATTGATAGCGGAACGATTATTCCGGCTCCAATTATAGGCAGGATTGATTCTGAGAGCCATCGGGACATTTTCCGACCAAGTACCGATTGTATCCCAGAGGGTGTTATATTTCGATTCTGCAGGTCTCGTGCCGATTTTTTCCAGTGCGGAAGAAGCAGTAGAAGCAGCCGTTGTTGCGGTTGACTTGGCAATTGCGGCATTGTTGTCTGCCGTCTCCGCTTTGGTGTATGCATCCTGCACATCCGCTTCTACGTTTCCAAGTTCTGTCGCCAGCTCACCAGTTTTTTCATCTACATAGGATACCGTTGCATACTGCTCCCCGCCAGAACTGCCCGCCACAACTGCAAAAGTCCAAACGTGAACTACCATATTAAATGTTGTCGTTTCTCCGGGGCTGTCTGCTACAACTACAAAATTATTATATTTATTTTCGGTTGTAGTTTTTATAGGCTTAACAATCAAAAATGCGTTATTACTATCTCCATCTGTATGCGCAACAGATGATTCGCGCGCACAAATCGCGAAATCAAACGGTGTGATTTCTTTTTTGGGGGTGAATTCAGTCCCTCTTGCAGTTCCGGGAGAAATAGCAATTTGATATTCGCCGTTAAGTTTTACCAGAGAACCGGGTTTAAGGGCTTCCTCTATGATGTCAAGGCGCGCCTGAATTGTGCCCTTGGTAATATCATACATGCCATCGGTTCCCGCAATAGAACGAAGATTTTCTTTGCTCGCCGTCTGAACTGAAAGCAACTTACTGCCGATTGCCTGTGTAGCACCGTATTCGCCTATTGTGCTCCAAATGCTGCTGAAATTAGGCACAGAAGGCTTTACGCCAATATTTTTTTCAGCTTCCACCATTCGCTCGTTTAGACCATTAATACTTGCCGTATGCGGTGTAATCTGATTTTGGAGTGCTTGGTCTGCGGTTGTTCGCGCGGAACGTTCGCCGCTGATTTTTTCGTCAAGCGCAGCATCTTGTTCGTCAACATATTCTTTGCTTACATTGCCGCTCTTTTCCAGCGTGTCAACTCTTCCATCAAGTTCTTTGATTGAATTATAAGCCCAATCAAGATTCTGTTCGTGGAAATTCGTAAACGGGAATTGTTCCCAAATACCCATATATTTTACACCTCCTATTAATACACCCAAATTAAAAACCGCTTCTTAAAATCCTGAATAACTGCATCATAGAAGTTGAACATTGCAACCTTCCGTTCACTTTCAAGCATATTCTGCGTCGTGGTTACACCGATGTTACCGTGCGCCCGCCCTTTTCGAGTCCCTGCGCTTGTGCCTGTCCCGGCACTATCGCTTGTATCCGCGCTTGTGCTTGCGCTGGTGCTTGCGCTATTGTCAGAGGGGGTTTGCAAATCGTTGTAACCGTATACCTGTTCCTTTGTAGAGCCGCTGGAAGTATTGTTTGCAGAATTTGTATAGTGCGAAGTGTTTGTGGTGCTGTCCTCCCATTCTTCAATTCTGTCATAATTTTCTATCGGATTATATTCCGCCGTTAGTGTTGCGGCAAGATGCACCCAACTATATTGCGAAATTTTCGTCCATACACGAATTAGCGATTTAAGCAGGGGAGGGGACGAGTACAGAACGGGCATTTCTCCACACTGCATCAATAGCGAATCGACGAAATCTTGCACCGATATATTAGAAGGAAATTCCACGCCGTCAAAGATGGACGGGTCAAAATTATACATTGTCGCCAGCATCACGCTCAATCTTGTCACCTCCATTTTTGTTATGCTCAATCGGATAACGTCGCTCACAAGTGATTGCCACACCGAACGCAGTATGCACGTTGCGGATGCACTCCTGGATGGTGTCGAACCATTGCGCAACGATTGCGTCTGTTTCAACGTCGTTCCGTTCCGCTTCGGCTGTAATCAACCGTTCTTTTTTGTCGGTGTTACAAGTCGGTATCCCTACGCGGGTGTCAAATTCTGCTTCAATTTGCCTCATGTTGGAAATAATTCTGTCCGCGATATAGTTTTGTCCTACGTTTTGCGCGAATGGTGCCCACGAGGGGGAACCGTCATCGTTAAAAAGGGCTTTATCCACCCATACAGCCAATTCTCCAGATGTTACCCTGTCCATCAATTCTTTGCCAGTTTGTGCGGCATTTTTTGAACTGCACGCGAACACATAGGAAAGTTTAGAATTCATTATGTTCATGGCAAGCGATTCGCAAGAGGTGGCAAGCAAGTCTGCGTAATAATTAACAATGTCTAGCGCGCCGTGATAATCGCGTTGTAACCGGAAAAGAACGCAATCCTTGTCGATTTGCAAGCGCATCGGAGGAAGAAGCGGGTTTGCAATCAAAACAGTTGTTGGTTGATAGTAAACATTGTATCCATACAATGCGCCAGCCTGCGGAATTACACCGTAGCGCTTGCTGTTAAAAATCGCCACGCTTCCCCATGCGTACAAGCAACCGAGAAAATATGTATCGCTCCAACCTTCGGGCAAGCTCCATTTGAATTGGCTTGTTAGTTTCTGGAATAAATAGCGTTGATAGTATTGGAAAAGTGCCGTATTTTTGGTATGGCAAGTAGAGGGAGAAATGCTGGATTCGTATGCATTTATACGATTGTAATCGAAGGGGGGATTATTCACCGGTTTCGGCCTCCTCTATATAAAATCCTGATTGCATATAGCGTGTTAGTTCATCGCGTTCTTCTCCGTAACAATTGGTTACTGCCGAAGTATCGGGATTATTTATAAGCGTATATCCTGATAAGGTCTCCAATTTAACTGTTGCGCAAAGAGGACGCCCATTTATTTTGGCATTTTGTTCGGCAGTATATGTATATACAACATCTACATATTGCGGCATTGCGTATTTTGCAATAGAGGTGTTTGCTGAAAATGAGGATACGGAGCCAAAACCATCTGACATTGAGGTTGCTATATTATTAATACTATCAGTTACACTATTTAGCGCTTTTGCATTCCCCAAAATCGCAGCACCGACGCCGCCAACTCCGGCCGCGACACTTCCTGCTATTGAAATAACATCTTGCCCGTATCCAGTTTGTGCTAATTGGATATCAACTCCAAATTGTGATTCTCGAACTCCTAACACATGATATTTGATAGCCTCCCCTCCGCACAAATAATAAGCGATTGAACCTCCGCTTGTAAAATCTATATATGCCCTGATTGTTATATTTTCGCCATATTTTGTTAGCGATGTTGTGTCGACTTGAAAATACCCCCACGGAGCAAGATTGATTGCTATTTGCCTATACGGATAGCAATTTTTCCATTCATCCTGTTTAATATATCCAGTGCCGCAGTAAAAAGATTTTGTTGTAACGGTTGATGAAGATAACAGGCGCGCGGATGTGCCCGCCAATTCCCAACCTGAAACTTTAACAGTTGTTAAAGTGTCTAATGTCGGAGGCTTTATCGGATACCATCTACAAGATACGATGTATTGGAAAGGATTTACAATAGCTTTTAACAGTTCCGCCGAAATTTCTGCGACATTTACGCCCATATAACTATAATCAGTCAGTAACTTGCTTCTAAAATATGTAAATTGTGTTTGTGTCATCACATAGTACGATACAGCACCAACTGCGTTACCTTCCGCGCCGATGATACCTACAACATACCATCCTTCAGACATAACTGATACATATCCAGTGTTATCTATTTCGTAGGTTTGCTTTTCCCCTTTTGCCAAAATTGGCAAAGAAGTATCTATAATCCGCGAATTATACTTGCTTGCTGACCTAATAACGTATTGTGTCGACTTCTTCAGCAACCCCCAAAACGACCCTAAAACATCGGTACTTAGTGTAAAAAATACCCTGTTACGCTCGAACGTGACATTTTCCACGAAATATGAGCGCCCGAACAATGGAATAAATACATAATTAAGGTTTTGTGGCGGATAACGGTTGTTTGACCAAATCAGGCTAATAACAGGATTTTGCACATTTGTATTATCCTTCAGCACAACATCAAACTTTAGGCTATCTTCATAAGATGTTACCGATGGGGTGTAGGTTGAATTTCTGCGTTTCCCGACATTTGTAAACCATGCTTCCATTATTTCACCTCCATTTATTAGCCGCTTTGCAGATAAACCAAACGGGCAAGCTATTCAGATTGTTTTTTTGTAATTTATTGTACCAATAATTCGCCCACTGAATACGATATTTACTTGTTGCTTCCCAGTCCGTAATTGCAGGTCGCTCATAGCAAAGACAAAAACTCTTTGTCAACTGCTCAATATCTGTGCTGTCCGAAAAGTAAAAATCTTGGAAATCCGGGTATATTGTGCCGCCCTCCCACTGGTAATTATGCTCGACCTCATACATGATGCGCGCTATCTGGATGCTGCCGTTATACCAACAATCAAGCCCTGCATATGCCCCATTTGTTCCAAATATTTCGAGCGCCCAATCTATATATTTATCTGCTCCTGTCCATTGGACAAGCCCAAAACCGTATTTCTTTTCGGTGTTCTGCTTATAATTATTTGGGTCTGGGCTCGGAGCGTTCCCGCCCTGCCATATGGCAGGATTGAGTGTAGATTCGCGGCACATGTTCCCCAACATCGCCGCTATTTGGGGGACTTTCCATCCGTTTTTATACAGCCCGGTTGCAATAAGTAAGCCGTTTGTTTCGCTCGCTGTCTCGTGGTCTTGATAGTCAAAATATGGGTCGTCGTATACACTATAATACCACTCCTGCGGCAACCGAAAAGGCTTGTACCAATGGGGATAGCGTGTTGCTGTGCTGTCCGCAGCAGGGACTATGTTGCTACCGGGCATCCTATGCCTATCTCCTGCCATGTCACACCTCCTGTATTTTCTGGTAAAGTTATTTAACAACACATTTTGGAAATCGCACAGAATCGCCGCAAAAGTAATAGCCCTGTATTGCTATGTTATTAACTTGGCGAATACAGGGCTATTACTATTAAGTTAATCCATAAGAATAACAATACCCTTTTCGGTAAAGTCAATAGCATGACGCTCGTTGTACTTCCAAAAAATGTTGTAATATTCGCCCTTCGCGTTCGGAGGCGTCACCCTCTGCCGCGTTAGAATCGGGCTGTACCCGAAAGCGTCACGGTCACAGATAATACCAAGTACGTTGCCTTGATTTACGTCAGCCGTCGCCGTTGCAATAGTGCCGTCAGCCGCGAGATACTGCGGCTTTACTACATGGATTTTCTGTGGGTCGGTCATAATCTGCCAGTAATTGACATATTCAACATCACCCGCCATGCGAAGGAAATTATCATGGAACGTGTCCGCAAGCGCCATCATGTTAGTTTGATGCATAAACATCGAGTTAATATAAACACGCTGCGCGGACTTCGGGCTGTGCTGGAGGAATACGCCATCTGCACTATTTGTCTGATAAAGACTAGAATATTCTGTCAGCATATCGGACAGGTTAGCAAGTCGGGAAAAAGCCCACTGCGTAAACGCTTTATAATTTGCGGGTTGCATAACGGTTGTCGCAGTCAACTCAAGCCCTGTAACGGTGTTGTACTCCGTCAGCAGATGAATAACATCGGCGTTCTGTGCAATCTTGCCAGCGGCAAACCCAGCTACGGTTGCGCGCGCGGTTTCTTCGTGCGTCTTTTCGATTTTGTTATTCATATTCGTCAAAATCATCGAAATAAATGCACCGAAATCTTCTGCCGAATTAAACGCCGTGTTTAACTGCGTTTCAAAAATCGTTTTTTCGTATTCGTAGCTTTGCTGCCCGTAGAAGTTAAACTGTGCAACCTTCGGCTTGTGAATCGTGTATTGGTCGACGCTCTGCCCGTCGGTCAAATCACAGTAAGGGTTGTCGGTCAGGTCATCCGGGTCGTCAATCGTCTTAATTTTCCTCACCCAGTTTCCCCACTGGTCGCCGGGAATCCGCATACCCTCAAACTTCGCTTTGTATGGGCGGCTGGAAAAAATTGTTCGCGAAAGCATCTGCGAAATTGCGTTCATTACAGGGTCAGCCCCTGTTTTCAACGCCTTCTGTCCGAGCGTCAACAACTGCTTAGTGTCAAGCGCGGCTGTATCCTGCCCGGTTGCATCCTTGAGAACTGCTTTAAGCAGGGTACTAATTTTATCAATACTAAGCGTATTAGCCATATTTTAACACCTCCATTAGTTCGGGCGGATGATTTCCGAAAGAACATCCTCCGCCGTCAGCGGCTGTGAATCCGGCTGATGCGCGTTTGCGATGTTTCCCCTCTGCACAATTCCCGTAAGGTTCGCAATCTGCTGGAAAACCTTCTCAAACTGCGCCTGTGTATTATCCGGTGCCTGTGCCGGCACCGGTGCCGGCGCCTGTGCCTGTGCCTGTGCCGGTTCCTGTGCCTGTGCCGGCGCCTGTGCCTGTGCCGGCACCGGTGCCGGTGCATCTACGGTCATCAGCTTCCCGATTTGCTCTGCCGTAAATCCAGCTTTTGCCAGCGTCAAAATGTCAGATACATTCATTGTTTGTTACCTCCATATTTATTTACAAGTGCCACAAGTTCACCGTATAGGTTTGAATATAGTTCGTTCGCATCCTGCACAGCCGCATAGTATAGACAATTTGCCTTCGCGTGGTGCGTCCACCGCTTCCGATTAGTAATTTTATCCATCTGAACACCTCCCGTCGTCGAATGAATTACTTCACCGTTGCCAATGTAAATTCCAACATGAGCGGCATTCACACCATCGGTATAGCGCTTTGGTTCATTACCATCATGTTTGATAGTAAATACCCATTCGCCTACATCAATGTTATCAAAATTGTCAGATTTGTCATACACAGCATTGCGCCACATATCATTCGAGCCGCGCCAGTTTTTGGAGATTCCCGCATATTTTTTCAGGCAAAATTCGATGAACGCCTGACAATCAAGGGATGTATACGGAATACCGATTAAATCTACACGGTTTGCGCTGATTTTTTCAGCCCATTCTGCCGCAATCAATTTCCATCACCGCCCAACTTATCAATGAGGCGCTGCATTACCATCGTATTATTATTGATAGCATCCTTTAATTCCGCTGTTTCTACGCGGTGCTGTTCCCGCTCCTTATTCCAGAAATAGAAAAGCGCGCAAGTACAAGCAATCGGAAACCCTACGTTTGTGATTAGCGTAACAATATCGGAAATTTCCATATCCCCTCCTGTCCCCCCGAAAACAAAATGGCAATAGGGGTCGAGGCATACGACTATGCCATGCTCACCCTTCCGGGGTTGTCGTTCGAGCTTCCCTATTGCCATAATCAATGTATCATAATTTTTAAATTTTGTCAAGACTTATTTAACTATCCCGAAGTATTGACAGAAAACAATTTCGCAAGCCGGAGATTCGCAATAAATTTTTCGGGCAATATATTCCTGCATCAGATACCGATAAAGCGTGCGGAAACGTAAACAATCGTTTTCCGTTGTGCTGTATATCGGGCGCGTTCCCTGCCCGTGCGGGCTAATATAATACGTTCGATTGCTCTTGTGCCGATATACTGTGATTTCCCCACACGTTACGATAGGCGTATACTCTTTGAGGTTCGCGCTCATGGTTTGTAATACTGGTTTATCCAAAAATCGGTTTTCAAGCGACATGTCTTTTATTTTATTATCCTTTAGAAGCCGATAAAGCGCGGTTTCTCCCTTCCTCCGGCTTATGGGACTATTGCGCATGTTTATCAGATATAATCCGCGTTCGCCATCTTTATATTCCTGCATATCATTCTCTTCCATCTTATAAGCAATCGTAATAAGCCCCAAAATTTGAAAAATCGGATTTACAATGCTGTTGCTATTGGCAAGGCATAAACACTTCACAGGGGGCTTCCCTTGTAGCTCCCTATTTCTATTTATTGTTTCATATGCGTTAAAAAATGCATCCCCTTCATTTTTGATTCTGCGCTCATGCGATTCAGGGATAAATTCATCAAATATAATAATTTCAATGTCATGAGCTGAAAACCCCCGAATATTTGATACACCGGACAGCGCCATAACATACCCGGCAGGGCTGCTTTCCTCGTTGATATATACAGCTGTTGCTTCTTTGGAAACCTTATCCATTTCGAGAGACAAGGACATATCATCGCAAACGGGCGCAAAAGGTGACATTTCAGGCGCGCTAATAACATCCGCTTGTAGTTTCGTTCGTCTCATATAGATAAATTTCATTTTATGTTCAATAACATATTTAAGCGCGCCGTATGTTTTCCCAGTACCTCTTGCACCCGTCATCAAAATGAATGTATATTTTTGTTCTATGATTCGCGACATATCAACATAGCCATTTTCCAAAAATAGGTTATTCATACGCCCCCTCCTAAAATAAAAGGCAGGGCGATGACCCTGCCTTTTATGCATCAATCGAGAATCAATTCGCAAGATGTATAGTTGTGACTATTCTTGCTCCGAATCTGCGTAATCTGCAAGTTAAACCCTGCATCGTCCATGTCCGCCTTTCTGAGATACTCAACAATAGCGAGAAGCCGATCGCTGAACGCTCTGCTATTCGTGATGTAGGCGACACCATCAACAATGATTCCGCAACGCGGCTTAAACTCCCCGTTACTATCTACTGTTTCAGCCACCGCCCATGCATCGACGCGAACGGTTTTCGTCATCAGCTCCGACATTGTGCGCCCTTCGCGAGAAAGCGTAAGCTTGTAAAGGTCCGCCGGGGAAATGCTCTGATTAGTCTTCGTGTTCATGATGAAGCCCTCCTAAATATTTGTTCGGCGGTTATCGCCTGATAAGATTATAGCACAGATTTCGGTCTGCGTCAACGCTTATATAAGTGTTCTGCAATGTCTCAAGCAAATCTGCGTATTTATAAGTAATTCCTACAGCATAGGTTGATGGGCGTAAGCATACGTTTCGGGTTATCGTTAATTCATGCCCGTCAACGCTAATTTTCTTGTGTACGTGGTCGTTGTAAACGCTTTCAAGCCCTCCGGCTTTTCGGAAAACGAAACCGGGCGCGAATTTTGCAAGTCCTCCTGCTTCTTCCAGTTCATCATCACCGCCCCACTCCACAATATCACCAGCAGCGTTTTTACTGGATTTTTTGCGTACACCTGCAATAGTTATGTCTATATGCCCCTTTTCATCCCGTGAAGCATATTTTTTCGCCCCCCATGTTAAAAACTGGAAATATTCACCCTCTGTTTCTGCAACGCCCATATAATGCAATGTTCCGTGGGGGTCTACGGCACACGCCCCATGCTCAAGGGATGCTGTTTTGCATCTGTTATTATATGATTCATAACTAATTGATTCTGATTTTATATATTTACAGCTATCCGTATCGCCATAAACAAAATTATTCCCCGCAATCTTTATCATTTCTTCCAACTCAAGCCTTGCGTACGCGGTAACCCATACGCCCCATTGATATGGGAGGAATGATTTATTGATATTTTTGATTACGTCTGTTTCCTGCTGAATGTATTCTACACCGTCGAATATAATATCATCTTTGCCGGGGTCTGTGGCTGTCATACCGTACAAGCTATTTAACAAATTCTTACTTTTCATGTATTCATATTCACTCCCGGCGATTCCTTTAAGTGATGTTTTGTTTGTATAATAGCGTTTTATACAATCCGTAAACGGTTTTGGCAAATAGTCCTTCTCTGCCGTGTATATATCTGTAAAATCAAATTCGCCATCATATTCTTCAAGAATTATCTGCATATCTACTTCTGTTACTTCAATCGTCAGCGCATCCGCTTCAAGAACTCGTCCGTTATCTTCCACAGGATCTATAAGCATTTGGCACTTGCTAACGGGGATGTAGGGGCACCCCCACAACGGATTGCGCAGGGTAGCGCCTGTTATGCTCATCGTACAAAGAATTGCAAGCCCGGATGAAAACGCCCTCCTAATAGTTGCTATTCCATCAGGGCATTTCTTGAATGATTTCATAGGAAACTTGTTATTTAGCATAACATCAGGGTAGCTTGATGAACGGTCGACCGATTGCACGCCCGTCAAAACCTTGCCGACGAAATACCGGTTCGCGTGCGTGTTCCCCCCTCTGAACGCCTTGCGAAGTTTTATGTAAATTTCTTCTGTGGGTTTAAGCGCTCCAAGTGGCGTTTGGCTTAACGCTTGTTTTGCATCCCGGCGCACGTAGCCCGTAGACGTACGCGGAACTGTATAGAGAGTGTCGCCATCTTGCGAAATCTTCTTTTCGGCAGCTTCAAGTAGTCCGATAACGTCATTTTGACAATATTCAATCTCATCTTCTGAAAGTTCTGTCCACGGATAGCGGACTTTAGAATAGTCAAATTCAGCGCCTGACTTCTTCATGTGTTGGACATTCATTTCCTTTAGAAATTTTGAAAGCGTTTTATTTGTCCAAATATAGGAGCAGCGATATTCGATTCTTCCACAAGTCGCGGACAGTATTTTTCGGGATTTAAGGCACTTAACATCGGAAAATTCGTAAAGCCCCGCAAGGAATTGGAACTCATAGGAAAGATTATGAACAAAACAAATTATTGTAATTCCGCACAGTCGCGCATTTATTGCTTCCTGTAATGCAGTCCATTCTTCCCACGTTCTCCCATATGTGATATAGTATTCTCCCTCCACACATAGCCCGCATTGCCAAATGTACATTACAGCGTTATCATCTTCAAGGCGAGTTGTCTCAATGTCAAACGCCATCAGCGCATTAGCGTATACGATTTTAGCCCGTGGATTATCAGGCGTTAACGCCGTTATTTTTTGGATTCCATCATATACGCTGAGCATTCCTAAATCTTCCCTTCTCTTTTGGCTTTTTCAAACATTGCGCGAACGGTCGAACCGCTCACAAATTCACCAGCTTTAAGACGTTCTTTATATCGCGCCCGTGCTTTGGCCGCTTGACGCTCCCAGTAATCCCACCGCTTTAGCAAGTCATCCCAGTCCGATTTGGCGAATTTCCGCTTAACGCTGGTAGTCCCTTCCTGTGCCACATCAACAATATCTTGCAGAATATAATAATATTGTGCTTCTTTATTCGCATCTGCATAAACAGCGAAAAATTTTCTGAATTGCAGAAAATCCTCATGTGTGAATGTTTCTTCAGTAAACCATCCACGCTGTAAAAGTGTTTCATATTCGCGTTTCCACTGGTTTTGTTGTGCAACAAATAACTGTTTTGGTGTTTTTGTCCCGCTAACAACTTTCCACATGGCACGAATCTGCCGGACGCCTTCCTCCACCGTCCGCACGGTGGAGGGTTTATCCCAATAATGGCGCTCATACTGTTTAATGCTTTCATACTCGATGCCCTTCTTCTTCGCCGCCTTAAAGCGCTTATCCATTAGATCGATTAACGCTTTCATTTCCTTTCTGATGGCTTTGAGTGTCAGCCCTTCCTTCGGAATTTTTGTGCCGACATACACGGATGCCTGAAGAGGACGATTTTCAAGCGCCGTACTTTGCGCGAATCGTTTATTCCATCGTGCCATTCTTTATAAGCCCCCTTCTCATCAATTCGTTGTACACGGTTTTAATACAGAGTCGCGCAGTCTTTGAAAGATTGTCCATTCTGCTAATGTCGCAAATTTCTTTTAGTCGCTTCAAATCTTCGGGATACATGGATAGCGATATAACCTTATATCTACGAACTCTATTATTCATTGTTGCAACCCCCATGTAACAAGGATTATAAGCATGACTGCCGTTAGCAACATTTCGTTCCCTCCTCCAAACAAAAACATGGACTCCAAACGTAGCGAGTTACATTATAATAACGGGCAATTGGTGTAATGCGTTTGTAGTCAAAAACTTTCCCGCTCTTTGTGCGCCGAACCTTGTATTGAAACATCCTAACTCCTGCCCCGTCGTCAGTATCTACAATTCCATAAATGATTCTACCGCCTTTTACATAGTAGCGGAAACCGTCGCGTGTGACGTGCCAACCTTCGCGGGTGATAATTGATTTATTCATGTTGCAACTTCCCTTCTCCCCGTCAAGCCGTTAGGTCAGCTATATTTATTAGAATACTGTTACCGCCGCCATGTAAATAAGTTCGTTTGCCGCCCCTTCTGCCGTCATGTCGTATACCTCCGCAAGCTCATATTCTCCTTCCCGCTTAAAGGTGCTAATGTAAATCCTGCCGCAATCATCCGCGAAAAACTTATCACAAACCCATTTCTTGTGAGTTTCGGAATTCTTCGCAATCACAACTTTCCCCATTGCCAGATTGCTATAAGCCGGAACGTTCTTAACAACTTCGCTAAACATTGCATTCCCTTTCTGGCTTGTGAGGTTTTCCTTCCTCTTTACGATTATATAATATCACTAATCATTAGTAATGTACATGCCCTGTTAGTTTAGTTTTGTCCGCGAATTTTTCAACTGATAGGAAT